ATGTGGAACATTATCTTTTATGAAAAAGAGGACGGTACAATACCGGTTCAAGATTTTTTAGATCATCTGCCTGCCAAGCACTCGGCTAAAGCTCTTCGCGAAATTGACATACTTGAAAAGTATGGGATTACGCTCACCGAACCACATGTTAAGCACATCAACGCGAAGCTATGGGAGTTGCGCATTAAATCAGCAGGCGACATTTCGCGAATTTTCTATTTCGTTCCAGCTGGGAATGATATAATTCTGCTTCATGGCTTTGTGAAAAAAACTCAAAAAACACCGAATAAGGAAATTGAAACAGCAAATACTTATTTAAACGATTACCAAAGGAGGAACAGTAGATGACTTATAAAGAGTATAAAAAAGCAGCACTTTCGAAGAACCACGAACTCCGCAGGGAGTATGAAGCCCTTGCGCCACAATACGAAATTATTGATGCCGTTATTGCAGCTCGTATTGAGAAACAACTAACACAAGCTGAACTTGCTGAACGCATTGCTACAAACCAAAGTAACATCAGCCGCTTTGAGAGCGGAAACGCTAACCCTTCTGTGAGCTTCCTGCAAAAGATAGCAGAAGCCCTAGGTAAAGAGCTCGTAATAACACTCCGGTAATATGTGGATAATCTAAGAAGTAGTAGTGAAAGGAAAGCTTTGCAAGCCTGTTTAAAAACGAAGAGTGTAAGACCTAATGTTCAATGTTTTACTACACCAACCGGGAGGGCAATTTCGGTAGCTTTCTTAAAAAACAGTGCCTTAGTAGTGTTACAGCAAAATAAGAAAAAGGCGAATACCCTGCTTTTATGCAAGATATTCGCCTTTTGTGTATATTCTATGCAGCTTTAACATACTCTATACAGGTTTACTAAAAATGACTTGTAATGGGGCAAAGTCGTTTAGCGTGTTAGGGGCAATTCTCTTTATTCTCTCCCAACCTCTTCCATCTTTTTAATCATTCCAAATAAAAACCGACTCAATTAACTCTTCCCCCAATTCTTCCCTTAAGCATCCTCCCCTCAATCCCCCAATTCACCCTCCAAATCACACCCATCCCGAACCGCTCCATAGCGCGAAAGGCCTTCCGATTTTCCTTCTAATCTTCCTCTGAAAAATGAAAGGAAACTTATAATCGGAAGCTCAACACTGATTCGATATGTGATGAAGAAACGGAAATTCTAAGGAGAAATTCATTCGACACGCTACAACTGACGAGCAGTGTTTCGTAGCACGGGAGCGTTGAAGAGTGACGAAAACCTGAAATTCAAGGGAAAAATCGGGGAAAACTATCAAGGAAATGCTGAAAATGATTGAAAAGGAGAGAAATAAGGGAAATTCGGCTTAGAGAGCGTTGATAGTGAGTGCGAGTGTTATAGGGGCACGGAAGCGTTGCAAGAAGGGGAAAAATGAGAAGAGGAAAAGGAAGGAAGGGTGAAGATTTATCGGAAGCGCTGCGGTTGATGTGGAAGGGTTAGGGGGTACGGAAGCGGTGGAAGAAGGGTTGAAATTGAGGGAAATTGATTTGAGGGAAATAAAAAACCCTTGTTCATCGTGAGGATGAAACAAGGGTTTTACTATGATGAATTTTTGGGGGAAGGTGAAGCGTGAAGGGAAAACGGGAATAAATCAGTTTGCCCTTTTTGTGATGAAACACGCTAATACAGTTTGCCCTATAACATGACTGTTACTCCCACTCTGTCGTTATGTTATTGCATGAGGTAATTTCACCTTGCTTTACTTGTTTTTTGCTGTTAATTTTCGCTTATTTATCACTGGTATCAGTGGCAACATAAGAAAGTGGTACGTAAACGGTACGCCTGTATTCGTACATAAAGAAACAGCCCCGAAGCAGTTACGCTCCGAGGCTGTTTGCTTTTTCGTTTGTTGTTAATTTTCTTCGCTTGTTGCTAGTTCACCAGCCGGAGCAACACCGGCAACGACATTACCCGGATTGACTGTGCCCTCCGTACCCACACCTATGAGTGTTGCAAATGCGCTTTCTTCAATAATCATTCCCTTGTCTGCATTGAGGATTGCATTTAGTTTGGCTAGAGCTTCTTTAATATATTTAATCGATACTGTAAGAACCGCTGCTATGATTACCAGGTCAGCAAAAACATCCTGGTAATCCGGAGGGATTACCCATCCTACCTGATCAGCGAAAATTGGCAAGGCAGTAATGGAGATTACCAGCAAAGCTAAGCCGATTACAAAGACCAAGATTTTGAGCACGCTCGTGAGGATCCGCTGCCTATCAAACGGCTGATTGCGGATTTTGACATTATACCATGTGCCAAAGAGCATGTTGGCCAAATATGCACAGAGGAAGATAACCATGGCGTATAGCGTGTTCTGCAGATTCGCAAAAATTGCTACAAACATTTTAAGACATCCTTTCAATCAATTTCAACAATTTATTAAATATCCGTATAAACATTTCCCATGCTAACCATTGGGGAATGGGTTGATCCAGTGATTTCTTCCATTTTGGCGCATCATTCAGCAAGCCATTTTTGGCTAGTTCATCGATGGCCGTATTCCCCATATCAATCTGCCACTGCTCTAAACCATCCAATTTTCTTTGCACATCCTCTCTAAATATTGTCATGGACTTCCCATGCAAGGGAAACCAATGTCTTACATCTGCATGATTTGTTGCGACTCCCAGAGCATATCCTTCGCTATGATCGATGATGTTTGATGGACTGATTCTGAATTGCCTGCAGAGCATTACCGTGACATCAACGGCATTGGTGTAAACCTTCTCAAAGTATGCCTGGTTCTTGGCGACGTCATACCCGATCATCGTAGCTGCAGGTCCGTATTTAAATCCTGCTGGTTCGCAGATTTCCATGCCTATGTGTGTGTCATTGGCTTTTCCACCTGCATGCCATCCTCGATGATCCCACGGTAGATACTGCCATACTTCAGTATCGTCTATGATTGCATGCACACATGCCTTTACACCTGGTTTGTTCCACAGGGCGAACCAGGCACTAGCTTTTACACCTGGAGTCGCGGTTGAGTGAATCATGATTCCCTGAGGTTTGATTTTTTGATTGGCTTTGTAGCAGTCGTTATCAATCATTAACTTTTGAACGAAGTTATACCCTGCCATCGTATTCCTTCCTCTCTGGAGGTTCTTGCATGTTTTGTCTTATTACCTCTGCTTCTTTCTGTTTGAAGAACACTAACAACCACTTTAGGTTTGAACCACCAGTAATCAGGTTTTCTAAATTAGATTGGCACTCTCGGAAAAACAGGACCGTGTAGACAAAGCTTGCAATTGCGATTCCTGCTGCTTCCAAGAAGACTACTCGATAGGACAAACCGGTTAAGATCATGACTATTAAGTATGAGAAGATCTTGACTCTGGTTCCGTCCCAAAGTGACCGGGACCGCAACTCACACGCTTTGACAGCGTTAAAATATCCCCCGTGTTGCCTGCAAATTGCCCACCACTTGGTGACAATATCGAAGAACGCTGCAGCTGTCACTGCCAATACGGCTGTAAGATAGATCTTTTCCGGGAATAGAATATACCCTAGGATGCTTACAATTGCAGCCAATAAGGGTTTCAACCCGGAAAAAGCTTTGGTAAAGTATGAAACAAAGTTATCCATGGAGCTTCTCCTCCACTTCTTGACGGTCTGCTTCCGGAACATCCTCGATGGTCATCAGCCCAGCGAGGATCCTTTCAACCATTGATTTGATGATTACATCGTGCATTATGCCACCTCCGTCTTGGTGAGCGATATATTGCCACCAATTACAGCAAATCCAATTTTGTAGTATTTCCCATCGTCACCCAGCACGACATTGTTTGAATCTATGTACGAGTAGGTTAGCTCCCCGTGTGGGTAATTGTAGGCAAAGTAGTAAGTGAAAAAGATTAGGTCTCCACTGGTTGCATCGGGATGCGTAAAAGTCTGACCACCTGAAGCTACTACTGACGTAGCCGGATTGAGCTCGAGTTGCGAGCCTGTTATTGGGTCAATTTTGTAGATTTTCTCGATTGATTGAATTGGGTAATCAGTATAGAGGATGCCGAGGTTTGACCCGTAAACACCGACATCGGCTATGATGGGCTCCCACATGATGGTGCCAGAGGGATAGGCTAAGAGCGTTCCGCTTGATACGTTTTCGGTGATGATTGGGGTTGCGAGTTGGTAATAGATGACTGTTCCTGCGAGTGCGGTTTGTGCGGCGGCGAGAGTGGCGTAGGTTCCTTTGGTTACATACGCATAAAATCTCGTGTTGTTGCCGTAAGTCCTGAACAGACCTACCGATGCTGTGCTATCGGCAATGGTGGTAGGGCTTTGTCGAAAATTCGGCAAAATTAGCGTACCGGTGTGGTATGCAACAGTGGCGGTGTCGTTGTAAAAAATTGCATCTGTCGGCTTAACGAATCTAACCGCATCATAATTTGCGGAACTCGCAGTATTTAATTCGTCGATATTCGCACTCTGCAAAACATACCTCTGCACCCTCTTAACGTACCGCCCGTTCTCCACAGTATCGGCAATACCATTAGGCACCCTGTAAAGTGGCATCGGCTTAGTGTATTGCTCTGTGCGTTGGTGTGCTACGTAGGTGGTGGCGACGGTGCCGAGTTCGAGTTGCGGTTTTGCCAAAATTGCTTCAGACGGTAAAATTGTCGCAAGACTTGGTGTTTTTTGTAATACAATTTTTGCCTTGCGCCTTGCGGTTGAGCTTGATATTGTAACGCTTGACGTTACCCCCAAAAAGTTACCAGACCAGTCATACAAAAAAATGTTAAATAGCCCTATGCCGGAGCCAGTGTCACGGCTAAAAATATGGGTTGTGTTCGGTAAAATTGAAATGAATGTTTTAGCACGTAAATATTGGGTTGATACAATCGAGGTTCCATCAGAAGCATTGATACTTCCTTGCTCCCAATTATCTTGATTCCCATTGATTTTATTCTTATTAACGCTCCGCACCCTACCACTAACAGCGCTCGCTGTGCCATTGAGGTAGTCGAGTAGCATTGCATCGGATTGTGGCAGGGTGAGTGCTTGCTGTCCTATTGCGGTGAGGTTGACGGTTTTGAATTTTTCTACTTGGATTGTGTCCCAAGAAGCGGCTCTTTTGTCGATGATGCCAACGTAACCTGTTCCACTTGCCCCTGCTGTGATGATTGCACTCACCTTCTGCCAAGCGGTTGAACTTGCGGTCGCTGTATCGGTTGAGGTAGTGCCGTCATTAAAGCGGATTGCTACATCGGTTGTGCCAGTAGTGGTTTTGACGTATGCTCTTACGTAGTATTTGTGAGTTGCTATAGCCGTTAATGCTTGTTGAGCGTTTTGATTTTGAGCATTAGCAAGGAAACTTGCGACCCCGTTTGAAACGGTAAAAGTAGCGAATGTTGATGTCCAATCGCCAGTTGCGGAAAAGTCACCGTCGGTAAGGTTCGTAGCCGTCATACCGCTTTGCACGATGCCCAAACCTGCTTGTGCGGCGTTTTTGGGGAGTGAGTTTACGGTGTCGTAGGAGGTTACTGTGACTTTGGCATCGCCACTGGGGTTGAGTTGGTTGAGGGTGTCTTCAAGCACCTTGACTTCGGTTTGCAGTTCGGCGATGTTTTCGCGTACGTTTGGCAGTTCGGCTTGTACGAGCGCGATTTGCGCTGTTCCTTCTGCTTGGACTAAGCCGATTTGGGTTGCGCCTTCACCTTGTACGAGCAGGATTTGTGCGTCACCTTCATCTTCAACTAAGCCAATTTGCGTGGTTCCTTCCGCCTGCACAAGACCAACCTGCGTAGTGCCTTCGCCAGTTACGCGTTGCTCTTGGGTGTCGCCCTCTGCGGTGATTCTGGCGGTTTGGGTATCGCCTGTGCTGACGAGCTGGGCTTGGGTTTCGCCAGCAAGCGCAATGGCTTCTTCGAGAGATGCTTCTGCATCACCGGCCAGCTTGGTTGCGCCAGTGACAGGGTCGGCAAGGTCGGAATAGATAGCTTGTGCAGCTGGTATGGTTTCGTCTGTCAGCGTGCTGTCGATTGACTGTGCAGCCGGTGTAGTGGTTTCACGCAAAGTCTGCTCAATGGCCGTTGCCGCTGGAGTAGTAGTGTTAGTAAGGGTATTGTTGATGGTATTGCCATCGGTGATACTCTGCTGTAGGTCGGATTGTAGCTGATGTCCCTCGCCCAAAAGCGATTCATAATCCGCTACAACTGCATCGGCGGTCGCTGTTGCTGTTACGCATAAGTTAACCAAGTATGTGACAAGCGTCGCATCTTCGGCGCTCGGCGGGGTAGTTGTGACACCATTGCGCACAAACAGCACCATCCGTGGGGATTGCTCTAGGGTTGTGCCTTGTCGTAGGTTGATTTGTATGTAGTTGGTTCCGTACGCCAGCAGGCCGTAATAGATCGGCAGTTGGATAACACCGTCTGCCACCGCAAGCGCGCCGGTTTCCAATTCGGTGATGGAAAATCCCGCTGTGATGGTTTTGCCTGTCAAATCATACGCGCCAAGTGATATTTGCAGAGTGAGTATGCCGGATTCAAGGACAAAGGATTGCTCTGTGATGGCTACGTCAATGTGTTTTTTTGTCATATCTAGAGTTATCAATGTATCACCTCCTATTCAACGAGCGTACTTGTTAATGCGCCGCTATTATCGATTGTGATTTTGAATTGTTTTGTGCCATCTGGCGTGGTCAAAACCAATGCTGATCCAGCAACCGGCAGATGCACATCACCGGTTTTTTTGACAAGGAAAGCGTTTGATCTCGCACCTACATTGGCACCATTGCCAATAATAAAAGCAGCATCAGCATCGGCAATATTACACATGCCGATTGATAATTGGTATAACCCTGTTGCTAATGTGTAATAACCCAAAACAGCTGCACCGTTTGCTGTGGCTTCGCCTCCAAGTCCGTGTGAAAAAGTATATACCGCAGAGGCTTTGGTTGAGTTACCACCGGCAAAAGAAAAGCCCCCGCTTGCAATGTTTCCGGATCCGCAGTGAAAAGAACCACTGCCAAGCGCGCCTTGAGTTACTAATCCAGCTTGGCCCATATCTACGGCTTTATAACCCATCGTTCTACCGGCAACGGATCCATTTTTAATAGCAAACGCATCGCCTTGCTTTTCGATGTGTATATCAGCTTCAACCCCGGCGAATCCGTCGTTAATTTCTGTGTATGTGTCTTTGATTTTATCTGTTCCTGCTAGATTACAATATTTGTTTGGCATTGTATCACCTCTCTATGCTATGCCTGTAATTAGGCCGTTTGAAACCGTTACTGTTTTGCCGTCCACTGTGGTAAAAGTGCCGCTTATGCCGTTGCCGACAACATAACCTTTGCCCTCTACCCAAGATTGCGTAGCGTACCCGTCAACAATAACATTGCTAAGGGTATAACCGCCACCGTCAACATTGCTGTCAAAATAGAGTTTAAACCCTGTTCCATATGCACCAATTGACATATTGGCGCCAACAGATTGGATTTTGAGCGGAGTTCCGTCAATGGATTGTAAGCGCAAATAACCGCTATCGAGTTTAAGAGATCCCGCCGCCACGTCGGATGAGTTGTAAAACAGCACCCGGTTAGCACTGTCAATAACCAAGCGTTCCCCGGAAGCAGCGGTTTTTATTTCCGAGCCAACAATTACAAAACCGATTATTGTTCCGGCGGTTATATCCTCTGCATCTATGCTACCGGCTTTAACGCTTAGAGCGTTAACAAACGGCGCGGTTACTGTATTGCCGACGATTGTCACAACGTCGTCTTCGGACGGAATGTTTGGCTTATCTGCTAAGTCGCTATAGGATATGTCACCCGCTTCGCCTCCAATGATGAGTTGACTTGCGTTGATCGTGCCATTAAATACGCTGTCACCATCGATTTGTAAACCGAGTGCTTGTAGTTTTCCATCAAGGTCGACGTAAAAAACTTTTGCCAAGCCTCCCCCTGTATCTACATACAAAGCAAATCCTTCTGTGGCGTTCATAACCGCTTTGGCGTTTCCGTCAGATCGTTCGGCAACAAAGCCTTCTTCTGGCCCGATTTTGCAACCATTGTATGTTTTGTCTTTTGTTACCGACGTTTGAGCTAATGTGTAAAATTGGTTTTCTAACGTCACAATGTAGTTGCTTATGGTTATATCTGTTACAAGGCTATCCATAGGATTGTAAGCAAGGGTAATAATGCGTAGTGTGCTGTCGAGTGCAAGCTCTGGTTGAGCAAGCAACACATCATCACCAAGCGATAGCGGTGCATCCGGCAAGCCGATCGGCTCTGCTTCGTACGATACAAGCGCAGGAGATTGTCTGCCGTTATAGGTTTTGCTTATCAAGCGTAGATTTTTGCCAGCAGTAAAGATTCGCGGTTCGTCTGCGCCTCTGCGCGTTAAGAGAGATACCTCAAACTTGTCAAACTGTAACTCTGCACCGATTGCATTAGCATAGCCAATAAGTAGGCCTCTGCGCGTTGTTTTTTCGTTAATGGTGTAAGCCCCGCTTGCTGTCGGTTCAACAGTTCCAACAGTAAAGCCGGTGCTGCCGAGGATTGCTGTAAGGATTTCTGCCGGTGTACCGGTCATGCCGAAGGTATCGTTGGTCGTATTGTTGAGTCGGTAGCTGACGTGCTCTGCCTCAACATTGATTGTTGCTATACCGTCTTCGTTGATTTGGCTTTGATAGTATATGATATCGAAGTAGTCACCTTCACACTCAACAACATTGCCGGCTATAATGTTGGCTGTTGCTTTGTCATCTAAAACGGCAGTAAAAGATAATTCGTTTTCCGCGTTGATAGATTCCCTGCGAGTTGCTGTGGGAATTTTAGGCAGGTTGGCAAGGAGAGCAAGGGATGAGTTCCTAATGCTTATCATGTCGCCCTCCTATATCCACATCGGTATGATATCAATCAAGAAACTACAAGTGATGTAATCTCCGCTAAAAGTCAGCGTATTATTACCAGGTAAGCACTCGAAAAACGTCGCATAATCACCAGTGACGTTGGCAAGCTTGTTTGTTATGCCATCGGCTGTAACTGTCATGTCAATACAGTCTATTACTACATATCCTGTATTATAATAATTAAGCGTAAGCGATTTTCCGTTAAGGGTTAGAGTTATTGGCCAGAATATGCCGTAGATTGTGATTGTGAATCGGCTACCTTGCGGAGATCTAAAATTAATCGTTTGATTGCCCGGATTGTTAAAGGTAAAACTACCCGATGCAACCGAGAAAATCTCACTCGAATAGCTTAGTAACGTGTCCCAAGTCATAATGCTACCCCAAGTCGTCTCAGCATCTCCCCAGGCTGTATCGTCGCCAGTGCCAAACAAAGCATATGAGTAAGGCTGACATTCAAACGTCACGGTAGCAATACCGAGCTTAAAGAGCTGTTCCAAGGGCACACCGCCAACTACACGAGCTTTGTAAGCCTTGTCTGTTTCGTCATTGATGATTAGGTCGGACCACGTTGCGGTATCGAGCCAAGCAGCAATGTCGTGCGTTTTTTCGCGGTAGTCGTAGTAGTCTGTTTTAGTAATCCAGCCGATCTGCATTACAATAGTCCTGACGTCGTGCGCCACCCTGCCAAAATCATACAAGCCACTAACGCCATTTATTTGCACCGTGCGCGGTCGAATCGGCGGTAGGATGGGCCGAGATATAGATTTGGCTACAAGGCCAAGAGATTGGCTAGTAATACCGTTAAACGTAAAATTGCCTATCATACTGCCACCCCCAAAGCTCTTGCTCGTGCGTCGTTGCTGTTAGCCTGGTGTCGAGAGGTTGAGCGAGAAACCACTTTGCCATCAAGGTTTATTGGATTGTTTATCACGATAGTTTGGCCGCCAAAACCGCCTCCTCCTGCTACTGGTCTTGGGGTTGGCCAATCGGGAAAATCTACATCCACCTTGATATCATCTTTAACCTTTTTCATTTCTGCTCCAAAACCTACACCAATACCGGCAGCCATGTTTTCTCCGATATCTGCAAACACTTTCGATGGAGATCTTATACCAAGTAAGCTCTTGATCCCGCCTACAACGTTACCGAAAAACCCTTTAACCTGGTCGCCTAACCAATTACCTAGGCCCTTTATGCCTTCCCAAATACCTTTGACAATATCTTTGCCAATATCAGCAAATTGAGGTAGTGCGTTTTTGAGTGCTGTAACAATCGCGGAAATGATTGCTGGCAACTGTCTGACAATCTCGGGTATGGCCGAAACAATCCCTGTAATCAGCTTGAGTGCCAATTCAACACCCATCTGCACGATCTCGGGCAAGTTTTCGGTGATAAATTCGATGATTGCTTGGATGATATCCGGAATCACTTCAGCAGCGATGTCGATGATCATCAAGAGCGTGTCTTTGATTTGTGGTAACACATCTTTGATTGTTTGAACGGTTTCAGCAACACCGGCTTTGATTTTCTCCTTCGCGTTCTCGTTGCCCAAGAGCAAGTCGGTTAGTCCTTGGATGACCATACTGAATCCGGGCAACAGATTACCTACGATGTTTGTCTTCACACCTTGAAACGCCTTGCCCAGATCGTCCATCGAATCAGTAAATACAACTGCGCCACCGACAGCCTCATCTGACATAACAAAACCCAAATCGTGAGCTCGATCTAGCAATGCTTGTGTTGCTTCAGCTGAGGAGTTTAGTATGGGAGTCAGAGCCGCACCGGATCCTCCAAGTAAAGAATTGGCAATAGCTGCTTTTTCGGTTTCGTCACTAACACCTTGCAAAGCTTTAATTGTCATCCCGAATATTTCTTCTCTGCTTTTTCCTTCCAGGTCATCCATGGTAATACCAAGCGCGGCGAATTTGTCTTTTGCAGTTTGAACCCCGCTACCTGCATCATATGTAACTTGGCCAAGGGTTTTCACGCCTTCTTGCAGAGAATTGACATCGATTCCACTTTGGCCAAGAGCGTAACCCCATTCTTGGTATGCCTCTTTTGACATACCAAGCTTTTGACTCATCTTATCGACTTCATCGCCGTGCGCAGCTGTGCCGGTGGCCATATCCCAAACGGCCTTGCCGGTAGCAACAGCGGCCGCGCCGACCGTAGCAGCCGCGCCCAGAAGCGCAGTACCGACTTGTTTCATACTATCGCCTATTGTAGAAAAAACAGGGCCGGCTTGCTTAGCGGCGTCTTTGGCCTGATCAAGACCTTCTTTGAACTTGCCCATCAAAGTATTGGAGCCATCGGTTTCTTTACCAACTCGTTCCATCTCTTTGGTGTTATTAGAAAGCTCTTTTTCGGTATTACTCAAGGCCAGCTTCGCTTCGTTGAGCTTTATCGCCCATTCTTTAGTTTTATAATCTGCCTCTCCGTATGTTTCAGCCGCTTTTTTAACAACTTGTTCTAAAACTCCGACCTTCTGAGCCTGCAAATCAAGCTCTTTGTTCAAAAACTCATTTCGTGTTTTGAGGGATTCGATTGACTTGTCGTTCTTGTCGAACTGGGCTTGAGCTAGCTTTAGCTCTGATCCAAGTAGCTTATACGATGCCTCGATGTCCTTGATTGAGTTTCTAAACTCTTTCTCTCCCTCAATCCCAACTTTTAACCCGACTTTATCTGCCATCGTTTCACCTCCTTACAAATAATCTGGTAGGATATCATCAATAAAATACTCTCGTTTTGGCTTTGCTAATCCATTCATCTGCCAATAGATCTCTCGTTGATCCAGCAAATGACCAATCGGCATTAACCAGGATTCCGGCTCACTTCTACGCAAACAGACCGTTGCTATATAAATAAGCCGGGCAAACGATTCATCATCGCTCACCCGGCTGGTTAGTTTTTTGTTTCTGTTTCTTCACTCTCAACATGCCTTTTCGAGCCGGCTTGAAGGCACTGCATAATGGCCATATTATAGGTCGGGATATCGAACGGGCTGATTAGCTGCTCCATTTCCTCAGGCTTCAGCATTGGATCATGAGATTTCTCATACAGGTTTTTGATAGCAATACACTGATTTGCCAGTAAAGCAATAAGCCAGAGCATGTCGTCAATAGCTGCTTCCCATTGATCCGAAAACACGATTTCTGCAAGCTCGTTTAGACCACCGTATTTCTTCGCAATTTCCTTAGTGGCTCGCAGAGTTAAAAGTATCGGATACTCATCCTTGCCAATTTTGATCGTTGCAGATCGTTCAGGTTCCCAATACATACTAAGTACCCGTAATGACAAGAGCTGCTACGTTACTGGCAAGCTGTTGCACGCTGGCTTTCATCACGCAGTAGTAGTAATAGGTTCCGGCTGTCATCATACTCGTTATGAGACCCAGCGATGCTTCGTCTGCGCCATTAATCGGACTCCCACCGATATTACTATTAACAGTATTTGAATACCATTGATAGGTTAATGTTCCACCGGTTGCCGTTGCCGTTACTTCAAAAGTGGCACTCGATGCACCCTCAGCTATAGTAACGTTTTCCGGCTGAGCTGACAGCGAAATCGCAGGTGAAGTGCTGTAATCCGGTTCATAGACACTTTGGAACCAGTTTGTTTTGACCGCAGAAGGTACATTGCTATCGGAGCCGTTGACCTTTGCTCTCCAAGGGAATTTTCCAAGTCCGTCTGCTTTGTGTCTACGCATGATTTTCCCCTGGATCGTAGGCATTTGGAACGCTATGGCATCACCTTTGGTTTGATTGTTCTCGGCAGGGACCCCAAAGATTACGCGGTAAAGCCAAGTGTATTCATAACTTTTATCGCTTCTTAGCGCGCGGAAACCGATTGCAACAGGAGGCGGAGAAGAATCTCCTATATCTACAATAGCTCCATTCGAGTCAATGACAGCTCCAAGAAGTTTCTGCAAGTTTGCAGACGGGATTTCTTTGATGTTTAAATCAATGGTTCCATCATTAAATTCCCGATAGTATTCGTCAAGCTTATCGTCCGCCCACAGCATTGCTTCTTTTTCGTTAATGGTCAGATTCGCCGAGAGAGCCTTGGCCAAAGCTACCGGAGTTCCGTAAGTTTCGTTGCCAAGGCTATCCCCGGTGATCTCTGCCATGTAAATACTATCTAATCCAATTCGTGACATTTTATCACCCTTTCGTGATTTTGTTAAATTCTTCGTTGATGATTTCTTCCATTTTTCGCTGAGCCTCTGCCTTTTTAGCAGCAACTGCTTTTCGGAAGAAAGGAGTCTTTGCACGGACACTTGATCCGGATTCTATTGAGCGAGCCAGAAGATCATTCGGCAAACCCTTAGGATATTTCTTCGACTTGTATTTTCCGTAGCCGTCAAAGCCAAACTTCACATGCATAACTCCATATTTGTCATAGCCCATTTTTGTGATGCCGAAACTCTCAATGAGATCGTTTTTTTGTTGTACCGGAACGCCCTTAAATTGTTCGTCCTTTTTCAACCTCCGAAATTCCTCTTCTGGCAATGCAACAAGGTTCTGTTTGACTTGATCGGCAATTATTTCAGCCCCGGCGAATACCGCTTTCTTAGCTACCTTCTCAAGCTCTTTGCCAAGATTTTTTAGCTTCAGAGTGAACTCATCGCTGAGTAGAACCTTCGCACTAGCCACTAGCAATCACCTGCCAAAACCATTCGTGATGAATAAAACCGGTGTCTTCGTATTGCACAGAATTAAGAGACCAAGCTACATCATCAAAGCTGTTTAGCACAGTTTGAATTTGAGCTATCGCTACATCGTTTTCGGTTTTGCTAAAGAAGTCAATTGTCCCGGTAATCGTTTGAATCTCTTTGTGATTGTCCGCATCCAGCGATTCACCCTCACCCTCTTCAGTCCAAACAATGTATCTGTCTGATTTCTTGTGTGCTTCATAGTGAGCAGCTCTTAGTCCAGTGGCAGTCTCAATCGCTTGCATTACTGCGATAATGTTATCAAGCATTTAACCACCTCCTATATTGCATACGGGCTAGCTATCAGGGTGAGAGTCAAGTCTTCGCTCGGCGGTTCAACATCCAACACACTCTGTTTTTGTTCAATACGGTACTGATACCCATCGGCCAAGATCACAACATCTTGGGTTGTGATATCCATCTGCCGTTGAATTCGAATGATTTTCGAGATCTCTACATTTGCCTGTTTGGCTGTGTAATAGCGACCATAGCCAACGTAACGAGATTCGAATCTCAATTCCCTTTTCAAAGTTAGCTTTTGCACTGGTTTTGAAACGGTAGTAGTTAAATCAGTTACCGAATAGATCTTCGCAATGCCATCGTTATAATTCTGGATCTTCTTCTTGGGCAGCTGCATACGCTTTCACCTCCTCATTTTGCTGCAAGGTTAGCAGCTCAGAAAGATAAGCGTTTTGAAATTCTGCCAAGGCATTTGAGCGAACATAACGACAATATTCTAAAAGTAGTTCGCGAGGTTTATCCTCACTCTCATAATCGAGAGTAACACCTGCCACACCGTCAAGATACTTGATCCCTCGGGAGATAATGCCGAGGAGTTTTTCATCCCCGGCATAATCTTCCCAAGTTATGTCAAGATAGTTCCGGACGGCTTCGAGCAATGTGATCGCTAAAGTCTGAGCCATCCGTCATTCACCGCCTTTTTGATTACTTTTACAATATCTCCTGTTTTTTGATTGCTCTGACAAAGGTATCCATTTGCAATTGCTTGGTTCGTAGTCCCTATTTGCATCAACTCTTTCTATGGTTAGAACATCGGTGTAACCATTTGCGAAGGCCCAATCTTTAAAACAAGAAAACGATTTCCAATCATCGCATACTTTTATTCCTCTGCCACCATAATGTGAATATCGGGTAGACCGAGGATTGAGACATCGCTTAAGCATATTTTCCCAGCAAATATATAATCTTGTTCCAGACAATCCGTGTTTTCTGCTTCTTTCTCCGATAGTTTCTGCGTTTAGACATCCACAACTTTTTGTTGCTCCGCTTTTCAGATTTGTTGCAGAAACCATCTTTACTGTGCCACAATCACATTTGCATTTCCAATAAGCCCTCTTGCCTTCAGTACGTCCATAATCAATTACCATCCAGCGACCGAATCTTTTTCCGGTTAAATCTATTCTTGTTTTAAACATCAATGCACCTCACATCAGTCTACAAAACCTGAATACATGGCGAAAATCGTCAGGTTCACGACTTTCGGCTCGTCAGCCTATTCGCCATGTTGCCAGTAAACTTTAGGATTTACTAACAGTGACGGTATAGACTTCGGTTTCTCCACCGATCGAAACCGTAACAGTTAAAACATTGGCTCCATCAGCCCAGGTTGCAGCTGCTCCATTGACAACAGGTGTCGCACCGTTGAGGATCGCAATAGTTGCCTCTCCATCTTTTGCCACGGCAGTGATGGTATTGGTGGCATCAGTGGTTGCACAGGTATAGGCAAAGATCGACTTGTTGAAAGTCGGGGATAAAGTCTTACTGCCAACCGTCAAGCTGACCAAGCGAGCATCATTGGTATTAACCAAAATCGGTTGATCTAGGATGGTTGCATCCACATCAAAGCCGGTGTTGGTCATAGTAACTTGTGGAATCACAGGTACTAATCCGGTGATGTTAAGCAGCTTGAAACTGGTGTTGTCTTTCGGACGGCCATTGCCATATAACTTGATTAAGTAGATGCGCTCATCTTCAACAAAATGATAATGATCGCTGTACTCAATCTTGCCTCCCTGACCCGTTCCCAAGCCCATGAAGTAATTCTTGCCAATACCCAAAATGGCTTCATTCGCAGGAACATGCACGGATTGAACAACCTTGGTCGGGAACGGCCAGCGAGAAACCCATTGACCTTCTGCATTCTGATACATGACTGCTGGCATGACCTTGGTGTAATAGTCTACTGGGTTACAGATGAACAACACTTCAGGAATAGCACGATACAACCCGTTTCTACCAACCGCTAAAGCTGCAATTAAAGCCCCATACGTTGTCGGGGTAATCGTTGTAAGTGCTACAGGAACCAATTCTTCATTTCCGGTAACTGGATCGACTGCACCAGCGGGATTACGGCGCATACCAATCGGCTCATCCAAGCCGTTGCCATCGATAGTACCTTCCTCTAAGCCGTTTGCACTGGCTTCAACAAGCAGTGCACGGACATAACGATCGAGCCACTCAGGACCAACTTCAAGCATAGCCTTGCAAACCGGGATAAAGGCAGACAGTTTCTTCAAGGTCAAGTCGATGGTGTCGAACCCAGAGGAAACCTCTTTAACCACTTCATCACACAACTTGCCCCAGGTAGCCATTAGCCGACCATCAAGGGTACTGTAGATGTATTTGACAAGAGCTGCGGTATTTACGAAATTGATCTCGCTTAACAAAGGATGAGATTCTTGGATATCAAGAAACACTGCATCGATAACGGTTTCCGGAAGGACATCATCAATACCAGTTAAAGCCTGTTGAGGATTTTTGGACTTAGCCGCATCGATGAATTTCTGATAGAAGTCTTTTTCTTTGCTGGTTAATGCTCGAGCACCACGGCCAGCCAATACTTGGCGATCTACAGTTTCCACCATCCCGCGAGCTTCAGCCAAAACGGCCTCTTGCAAGAAGTCAGAGAATTCTGTGAAGGCTGCAGCGAAAGCAGCTTCGTCTCCGTCTTTAACTGCTTGGTTTAATTTGGTGAGGATTGCAGATTTCTGCAACATTAGAGTATCAAGATTTTTCATTATTGATCTTCCTTTCTGCTCATTAGAGCTGACAAAAATTTCATTGGTTTGTTGTTTACCGGTTTCATCGGTTCTGGTGTTGGTTCTTGTGGCTTCTTTGACATCCCATTTTTCAACAGTTTGAATAATGATTTCGTTGCACTAGCTGCTGCTTTTTTACTTTGCTCTGAAGCAGTGATTGACGTAGCAAAACCCATATCGAGCGAATCTCCTGGTAAGAGCCATGTTTCCGCATCAAGCAGTTCTTTGAGCTTCTTCTCCGTGATACTGACTTTGCTCATATAAGCTGCAATCGATGCTTGAGTGATAACATCTAGATCAGCAGCATCTTTTCTTAGCTGATCGGCATTTCCAGCAGTGTACATCCAGGCATTGTGGATCATCAAAAGAGATGCTTCGTTCATTACGCGCTCATCACCGGCCATAAAGATTACACTGGCAATAGAACATGCAAAACCATCACAGAAAGTCTTGATTTTTGCTTTATGGTTCTTAAGCATGTTGTATATTGCCAATCCCTCTGCGACTTCTCCACCATAGGAATTGATGTGGATATTTATCGTTTCTACATCAAGACTTTGCAGTTCTTTTGACAAAGTATAACTTGAAACATCATTTTCAAAATATTCCCAAGAAGTGATATCGCCAAAAATGTAAACATCTGCCTCTTTGCCGTTAGTATTTAACTGATAGTATTTCAATTACTCACCTCCTTCCGGTGGATTGAGAAGAGTTTGGTTCGTGACAGGTTCGTAGTTCTTTGTGATATAGTGCTCCCACGCCCATTTTTCATCTATCGGTTCCTCCCCGACAAGTTTGCGAATGTCGTTAATGCAGAACGCTCCGCTGGAAATGAGCTTGTCTATTGCTGTTGATACGCTCAGTAAGTCAATGTGTTTTATAGACTTCGAATCGATTTTTAGGTAATTACCATTTGCGAATCCGGCATAACCATTACGCTTCCGATTGATTTCTTCGGAGATCATATCAAGTAGCGGATCCACAGAGAAAGTGAGAAGTTGATCAATAGCTTTACTAGTGTCTTGAACTGCCCCGGTTAAAAGTGTAGGTGGTATGCCAAAGCCCCTAGCTGTGAATTCACAAATGTCATCAATCATCGCCCGGATGTCACGAGTTGTTTCGTTGCTGTAGGTTTTTTGCGTTAGCTCTTTCCAGTCTTGACCTTTACCAAGTGGGAGTGCAGCAGCATCGGTATTCAGCCACTTTGATATTTTCTCGTTAATTAAGGTATCAAAGTATTGCTTTTCCGGTGTGTTGGGTTGTGGTAGTGCTTCATACTTGAAAATTCCTTTTGTTCCCCTGGACTTTTGATAGGTTGACATTCCGTAGCTTATTAACTTACCATAACTCCCATATAGTGCATCAATAACTGGTTTCATATTTCTTAGCGACCGTTGCATATACAAAACTTCACCCTGGCGGAACGAACGATTATATGTAAAATCGCCGATCGTTACGTTCGAGAAGAGGTCCTCATACAAGGCATACTCTTTTTTGTCATAACTATCAGCGACATATAATTTTCCGTTTTGCTCTATGACCAGAGCTTCATTTCTCAGATAAAGCATTGAGATTAGTTTCTTCAAAAACACAGAGCTGTTTTGGTTTTGGTTTGGTTCAATGTTCCAAAGGTAGTATTCTTTGAGCTTGGACTCTTTTCCGTTTTGATAGGTTTTAAATTCGCATTTGGCTACAGCATTGGAAACAATCTCGATACAGGACCAGAAGGCTAACTCTCTAACATGAAATTCTACAGCTGCAGCATACTCTTCAGCGTATTCTCGTAGGTCAACCCCGTTTAATGGTACGGTATTACCACCAAAGACCGAGGACAACCATGTAAAAAAACTCAATCAATCACCTCCTTTCGCGATTTATCCAACAATGACCGGCAAATCGTCAAATACCTGTTCGGGTTCTCTTAACTTTTCTTCGTTGATTTGACTTGCTACCAAAGCCATGAAAGGATCATTTTTCCTACTCTTCGGCTCAATCTTCGCATAGTAATAATTGCCTGTGTCAACCCCTGTTTTCTTTGCGGCCCTTACAGACTTCGTATTGTTTGCAGCCCAGCGAAGCACCGGGTTGTTATCCCAAATATACCGCTGGTTATTAAAGCAACTTTCGATCACCGGGTGAATTCTCATGATGTCAGACGGTCTAACAATCACTAGATTATCTCGTTCTTTACTAAAACCCGCGAGCTCCAGTTCTCTTGCAACCAACAAATATCGAAAGTTATCTAACGCCAATTCGATGATCTGATACTTTTGGCAAAGCTCAAGCAAGTAATCTGCAATAAGACTTGGCCTTATCTCAACATCATCCACAATTGTAAGAAGTCCTTGCTCTGCCCATTCGCGCCATGGGGCTTTTATTCTGAATAGATCTCTTGATTTCAGGCACAACCACGAATGATTAAGATCAATCCGTTGATCGTCAATTAGGAAGTGTAGATTGACTGAAGCAAAGTCCGATATTGAAGCATAGTCTAATCCGGCAATACATTTCCTACCAGTTAGATCTGGCAAAGGTTTATTGGTCGCAGCGATATTTTCCCAGTCTGTCACAGCCATTTCAATATCGGTCTGAGGTAGATTCATTCGCTTCGTCATAAAGTCAGAATTTGCCACTGGGTTTCGAACCCAATCAATGTATTCTTTGCGAATTTGCTCCATCAGTTCTGGCAAATATGGCAGCGAAGGATTTGCCTTCTGCCAATTAATCTCGTCATTGGCTTCATCTTTGCTGTCAAGCCGACATATAAATGGCAGGAAACCATTGTCAGGTATATCGCCGTTTAAAATTTCAAGCGATTTACTGAGCATTTCATCGAGCGGACCGTCTCTTACGTCACCGTTTGTAGTTGCAAAGAGCTGTCTAGGGTGTTTCTTTTTACCAAGGCTAGTTTGGAACACTTTTATATTGGCATAGTTTTGGTATTGATGTATTTCGTTGAACACAACCATGCCAGAACGCATTCCGTCTCGACCTCTAGGGTTATTAGTCCTGCCCCTGATTACCGCGCCGGTTTTTTCGCCAGTCACCATTTCCTTGGTGTGACGGTAATACTTGATTAGCTTTTGCTCGTGCTCTGGATTTTCTAAAACAGATATAATGTCGTTGACCGGCCTCATCGCCTGTTCTTCAACGTTTCCGCAAATGTCAACATCGTATTGACTTATGTTACTATACGGAGAAGCCATAGCGAACGATTCCATAGCTATGTAACCGTCTTTGCCAGCTCCTCTGCCAATAAGCATAAATAGGTCTGTCCATCGAGGACGTTTGTTAACTTTGTAATAAGTGCACAGGTGCAACGCGATCAGGAACTCTTGCCAGCTAAATAAGGTGTCATACGGAAAGTATTTTGCCAAGCCTAGGTATTTAGTAAGCTGCTCCGAATCAACAAAGATTTCGCCCTTGGCAAATTCGCGTTTGACAAGTTCGATTAGCAGGTATTGCTCGCGGCAAGCAAGGACTTCCCCGGATTCAACCTGGCCAATGTATCTTAGGATGCGATGGTCCATTCTAGAGGTCGTCATCTTTATCTACCGTCATTTTATCGGGGGTTATTCCTAGTTCTTTTAAAAGCAGCAGCATTTGCCTGTTGACCATTATAATTTCTTTAGTTGATGGGTTCTGCTTTATAATCGGCACACCAGAGGCAGACAATGTTTCATACGATATGCCCTTTTGCCGGATGTCAGCTTGCAACATTTCCTTCGTTTCCCACAAATTCAAGTAATCTTCAACCAAATCTGAGTAGTGAGCAGGTGGTTTTTCGCTAGCACACAGCTGCTCGAATAACGATTTCCGTAATTTCGCCCGGGTTATCTTGGCCACTTTGCACACCTCCCATCTGGTTTTTTTATCACGCGCGCGAGACTCTCCCTTGTCGTAGACCCTTACGAGTAGACACGTTCTGAATTAATTTACCGTTTCTTTCGACCGGGGGCTACCATCTTTCCGGCACATTTACTACTTTCAACTCACGCATTCGCTCTGGATGACAAACATTCTCATGGCAGTCTTTGCACACACTGATCAAGTTGCGCTGCTTGATGCCTTGTTCGTCAATATAGTATTCCTCCATCTCAAGTTCTGGGTATTCATCCCGGTGCTTCACGTGATGGACAATAGTTGCTCTCGAGTATCGTCCTCTCTTCTTGCACTCTTGGCATTCGTAGCGATCCTTCTTGAGAATATAAGCTCTAAGTTTCTTCCATTGCCTCTTCAGATAAAACGGATCTGTCTGCCAGCTCATCTCTTTCCTCCCCATTTTACGTGCCTACACTCCCGCCCCTGTGCATATAAACGACACGTACATTTCCCACATGACCATATGCACCAAGACTGCAAGGAGGAAACAGCCCCGATGTCAATAGAAAAAAGCACCGCCGGTTAAGCAGTGCTCTTTGTCGTGTTTCCACGCTACTAATATACCACATACTTTGTCAAAAAAACATAACATTTCATAACATGTTTTACGCTACCACGGATATTCTCTCCGCATGTTTGCCTCGCCAACGATTGGGACAAGGCTATCTTTCATAAAAACAGGAGCTCCGAACGAATTGCACTGTCTAACTATGCTATCAATCCACTCTTTTTTTGGAGTTACCTTGCCAACTCTGTTTCCGGTTTCTGCCCCTATGATTACCCAATCAACAAGCGAAAAATCTGCTCTGCATTGTGTTAGATCAATCGGTTCTAAAATTGGTTCAATGCTTAGAAACTCTGGAATATAAACGGAATTTGTTACAGAAGATTGATTGTCAATGGTTTTCCCAAAATACGCTGTTTCTGGTTTTGCTATTCCTCGACTAATTTTTCTAAAATAAGCAAATCTTTTTGTTAAAAATAAATATGTGTGTTGTGGATTTGCTTTGCAAGCTGAAAACACTTCTTTCATCTGTTCTGGTGTCCAATCAGCAATATCGCTCAAACTATTCATAAAAACAACTTGTGGTTTCTTGCTGTCTAATTTCTTCAACCGTTCGGGAAAGAACTGCGGTTTGCTAAAATCCTTAATCCAACCGAACCTTTGATTCATCTTCCTTGCGTAACAGTATTCACAACCATAAGTGCAACCCACAACAGGGTTAAGGGTTACATCGCACCATTCTATTTTTGTCTTATTCATTCCCTCACCTCCAACCTTTCCAACGCCTTCCCATGCAACCGCCAAATCTGCATAATGCAATAACCCATATCAACCGCGATCTGCTCAAACGTGCTGCAGTCTACATACCGCATCAGCAACAGTGTCCTCAACGCGCCATCATCAATACTGTTTATCGCCGTGACAATCCCCGCGAGCTTGCACTCGGCATCCCTGCGCTCGTCAACGTATTTTTCTACCAGCAAATTGACCTCATTGCTCAAGTCAATCAGCTTAACCCATACATCATCCGGACCCTTAAAACCGCCTCCCATCGGCATACCAGTCAACACCGTTGTGCTCTTTTCTGCCGTCGCTCTCAACACGTCGATTTCTTGCAAAGCGGAGTTTATGCGTCGGTTCGTGCGGTCAATCTCACGAGTGAGTGTATGATATTGCTGTAGCCATTTCTTCTTCTGCTGGCTAGTGTATTCGCTCATTCGCTCACCTCACGTTTGTTAGTCTATGATAACCGGCTTGAAAGTGAAGAACATTTTAGGGTTGAAATTGATTTCATACTGATGCTTGCTAACGTCTGTCTTTCCTAAATCCTCTACCACGTATGTAATTTCGTTTGACAGTCTAACAAAGTGCTTGTAGTAAGTCCCATCTGGATTTTCTCCAATGATATTCAGGTCGTTGTCACCGTCAACATCAATTGAGAAATTACCAGTCATTTGAAAAAGTATCGTATCAGTCCTTTGGTTAATAACCGTAAGCTTTCTAGCAATGTTGAATGAATCAGCTTCTAGCGAAATGTTGTAACTAACAGTGTCAGATTGACGTCTGCATCCTGACAAAAGGATCAAACTGATTAAGAGTATTGCAACGATTTTTTTAAACATTTTTATCTTTCCCTTCGCTGTTTATTTTGACTTCGATTACAGTTTCAGCACCACATTCACACAATTTCAATTCATCGAGAATACTTTCGTCGTCTGTAAATAGAGTATAGCCAAATCCACAATTTTCACATTTTACCGTTATGATCACTTCCAACAACTCCCATCTTCTTTTCGGTGTTTGCACAGTTCGTTTTCGCTGTAATCTCCGCAAATGCTGTGGCGATCTGGCTGTAAACAATCACAGCACATGCCTTCAATGCGGTAATGAATCACGTTGACTTTCCTGCCACAAGCATTGCAATATCTCATGTTGTTTTCTTCAGGAGTTCCATCAATCATCGAAAAGCAATTGCCACAATCGGTGTCATAATTACCGTCTGAATCTTCAGTCCATTTGCATACTGGCTCACCAAATGTCAGCATGTTGGTTACAATCACAGAGAGTTCGTTTGCACACTTCTCGCAAACATGTATTTCGTTGAGATTCTCTTTATTCTTGCCCTCTACAATCCGCTGTAGTTTAAGCACATGGTTCAGTGTTTTGTCTTGCTTGCATAGTGGACAGATCATTGCGTTACCTCCTCTATTACTAACCTTTTTGCGCAATAAGGGCAATAATTAAAATTATAATCTACTGGGTCTATCCCGCTAATAGCAATTAATTGACCACAATCTGAATGCCAATCAAGAAATTTACCTTCGTTATATTTCATAATCCATTTGCATGTTGGTTCGATAATCGGTTCCCAGCCGGTCTGCTTCAAAATACCGCTAGCTAAGCAACTCATACATGGCTCTTGATTTATAGAAAGTGTGCCGTGCTTACAATTGTCGCAGTTTTGATTCAATCCACTCATTCCCCTACCTCCTTACCCACTTCCGCCAATATAACCGTCTCCGTAATCTTGGCAAAATCCTTACCCTGCAACAACCTCTGCCTACCTTCTCTGTTGACCGCCCATACTTGGTTCCAACGGCGATACACATACTCGAATCCTTCGGCAAGCAATCGTTTGGCGCGCTCGACCTCCGACGGTGTAAGCGGTTTCGGTGGTGGCTGTTTGGCTAGTTTGTCTGTGCGTGTAATCATGGTGTTGCCTCCTTAACGGTAAAATCGGCACATGCCTTTCCGGGTGAACCTAAAACACATTTGTCATAGCTAGCACAGTCTAAACAATTCATTTTTAATAAATCAAGCCATTTATCAATGCAAGGCAAGCAGGTATAAGCCGAAACGGGTTTACCATCTAAGAACGCTTCCTCCGAAAGAGCATACTCCCCAACTTTTATTGTGGAATCACAACCACCTGTGCAAAAATGTGGCTTTCTACATTTAACGATTTTTGTTTTGATGTTCTGCGCTTCACATTGATCACCGTCGTGATATCCACTTTCTATGTATTCCTGTGGTGTATATTTCATTTACTGACCTCCTTATAACGCTCTGTATCTTTTCATCCAATCGTTCCAATGTTTTTCAGCTTTCTTTTTAGTTGGCAGTTCAACTCCGAATCCGCATGGTGGGCACCAAATAACATATGTTCTTTCTTTCTTGTTTTTTGCTTTTGTTGCCCAAATTTTATTCCAAAAACGCTTTGAGAAATTCCTGCCACAATAGGGACATGGTTTAAGTTTCATTTCCGATTCCTCCGATCCAACCAGTAAGCAACTCCCTGGCTTCTTCCTTGCTCACTACCCAGGCAACTCTCGCACCGGCATACGCCAGAGCTTTCAGAGTCGCTCTCTGTAGTGGTGTAGGCTCTTCCCCTGGTCTCTTAACTTCAATCGCATACAACTGACCTTTATTTACAAACATCAGATCAGGAAGGCCCGATGCAGCATAGATTCCTTGATTGTGATTTTTCCACAAGTAAGCATTTGGGAAGATCTTCTTGATCTCGGCTTTCACCTGTGGCTGGATCTCTTTTTCCAAAGGTGCTTTTGAGAAGGGTGATTTATACGCCATGTTTGTATTTCTCCTTTAACAATCTACAGGTGTCACCGATGATCTCCGGTGCATCCAATATAGCAGCTTCATAAAAGATCACAGTTACAGCTTTGGCCCGTTTCTTCTGCTCATCATCGGCCGGAGCCGGGAGATTACATATCATCCCTCGGATCATGTTATAGATTGACTCATTGACAGCTTTTAGTGTTGGAGATTCGTCCATTACCCATCTGGTGAACTTAGCTCTAAGTTCCTTAATCCTTGTTTCCAAAGGATTCCTTTCAAGAATCAAATTGTTGTAGGTGTTGATGTATTTCTTCTTGATTGCCGGATGCATCGAATCAGCTTTCTCAATCCGTTCATCAAGGGTTCTTTTCTGTTCGCAAAGCTTCTGAAGCTCTAAAAGGATCTCTCGTTGAGGTTCAAACTGTGGTACGCTTAGTTCCATTTGTGGTACACCTCGCTTTTTATGCAAAATTGAATTGTTTTTATGTTTTTTAGGTTAAAATCACGTGTAAATGTTAAGAATTGATTAGATTTCTGAAGACTTTTAAATGTGGTACACGTGGTACGCCCGTACGCCCGATTTTATATGGTCAACTTATTTTTTGATCATTTGATATATATCCAAATGTCTGAATACATGTAGCATATAAAAATAGGCGTACTCGGCGTACCACGTGTACCACAATGTATACACTGTATAATACTACTCAATACTGTTTAATACTTTGCAAAAAACGTTCTTTTGTTGTACGCCTGTTGTACGCTTGTGGTACGCCTAAAAAGGAGTTCCATCGTTAATAGCTTCGCCTTTTGGAAATAGAAGTGCCTTAGAAATCAAAATTACTCTGATACGTTCATTCCGTTCTCCTCCAGGAGGTCGAACAGGGTAAGAAAAGTTCTTTCTATTTTTCAAAAATGATACCCTTATAATCCCTTCCTCGGCCCAATCTCTAAGGATCCTCTGAGGATTAAATTCCCCTTCACGCATGATCTTATTAAAAGCAGTCGGATAGACACTAAGATATTCCGAACCAACATCGTAAAGTCCAAATCCCCAAGTAACACCGTTATGACCATCCTGATGAAAGAATGCCTGATTCGTCTGAGTAACGCTGGCCAAATATTCCAGAGCTCTCTCGGAGTCTGAGCCACCCATAATTCCGTCTCCCTGTTTCGATTGAACATAGTCTTCAAGGAGAACAAGACCAAATTCTAAAGCATCTTGATAAGCAATTTCCTCTGGAAGCCCATAAACAAACATCCCTGAAAGCATATCTGCTAAGCATAGTGTAGCGGTCATCGACATGTGAGAGATACCCCGATCCTCAACAATTGATAGAGCTGCAACGAATTTATCGTGATACTCCAAACAAAAATCCCGTTTCTGGGAAACGAGGGTAATGATCCCTTGAATGAATCTCTGCCCGGCCGAACCGTGGCAATCTGCTGTTGCATTATAGAGACTTGCAGCAACCGATTGATCCTCTTGGAACGGTTTTCCATAGAGCTCAAGCATTCGATTTTTGACACCCTCTTCAATGCTGACATCCGTAATCGGATGCTCTCCAGTGGTGATTGCTACCGTGCGCCAAGTCTTCGATTTCTGAAGGCCACCACCACGAATTCCCCGGGCTTTGGTCTTACCTAAACCAAGCATATAAACTAATGTCTTCACATAATCGGATCCAGACTTCCCACCGGCAGCAGCTTGCCTTTCATCGATGAGCATAGGCAAATCTGTATACAATGCTGCCGTTTGTTCTAACCCTACCCGGGTAGCGTTGAAGCTGACCTTCAAGCTTTCTGGATCACCCCATATACTCATAGCAGCAAACCCTCCGGCGGTCTTGCCACCGCCACTTGGACCCCAAACATGAACTAGGAAAACTCTCTGATTGATCAGTGCCATCAATGGAGCAGCAAATCCGGCTGCCAGCTGAGCTCTGACCATGGGATAACTCTTACATATATTCCCTACTCGTTGAATCCATGAATCTAGTGATCCTTTGATTCGATAACCCTTCATCAAATGATCTCCACCAACATCAGAGAAATCCTCTTCGTAATTGTCTGCTGCATAAGGGACGAAATCCTTGAAGTCATCTGTCACCCAGCCGAATCGTGAAATTGTTGCTGTCTGAGGTAGCTCTGGATTTTCTTGAAGCTGTTTATCCAAGAAACTCACGAGCATCTTCGCCGTTTCACTCGTGACTGATAATCCACGATCCGTGAGACTGACGATGTTCTTTGTCGTAAATACAGTAGATCGAGGAACGATTAAGCTGTGCCAATATCCCCTTACTCCGGCTGATCGGAACGCAAGCTCTACTTTCTGCTCTTCTGAATCGAGATTTTTTAGTATTCTTGTAATCACAGCTGGTGTGCCGGATACCGGTATTCGAACAATATCTCCGGCCGGTGACTCTTTGCGCAGAGCTATTCCTCGTTGACTCCAATCAAAACTGGCCGGGATCCGGATGTTATATTCAGGATATGGAAAGTTTTCGATTAAGCTATGTGCATATGGTTCAGAACCATCAGGAACTGGTTTTAGTTGTTTCGGTGCATTATCACGTTTCTTCAATCTTTGCTTTGTGTCTTGTTCCACTGCTGAAACACTCATACCGGTTCGTGGCTTGATCTCATTTGTGAGGAGAATCTTGTAATCGACTGGAGACAGCTGCCACATCTCTACCATGGCTTCCATGAGATCATCCGGAACCGATGTCCCCGGAATGTATGCTGCTGCTTTTCGTTTGATCTCTTGAAATAGTTGTTCTTTGTCTGCTGGCAGTTCAAGAGGTGTAACTTCACCTTGATTGTATTTACCCGCTGAAGAGGCAATAGTCCTAAGTTCTTTGTCGTCTAGAGGAGGTTTACAGCGTAGTTGATTCTCTGATACCAATGCTGCAAGAATCGCTGTCTCAGACAATCCTCGAGCTCGCAAGCTACACGCTAAGGAAAACATCAATGCATTACGCGAGCCTTGAGGAAACACTTCCGGCAGTTCAACCGGTGCATGAGACTCCGGACCGCTGGTAATCATTCTCATCCAACTTTCGGGACACAATGCCAATTGAACATCTTTCGGATGTGATGATAACTCCCAGGCATAATCTTTCCCTGAGCTGTGATTGCTGGGTGGGACTACGATATAGCCACCGTCGCCACGAATATCGACCGCAGGAGCGAGATTAACACGGTTCTTGATCTGAACATTACCCGGGTGTTTGAAAACGATGTGACGACCTCCGCCACCGGTCAGTGAAATCCACGTTTCCGGTAAGCTGCCAAGTTCATCTTCTAAAAGTAAAAACGTCTCTTCGCCATCTTCACCGTCAATATCAATGACGAAAATACCGCTGATTGCTCCCGTAGCCACACCAATATTTGCGTTTGGCCAAGTGTGCCACCATTTTGTGATTTGTTGTTCATCTAAACTAGCTTCATGTAATCCATTTTCGGTTCGAGGATGTTTTCCGGGTGAGTGACAGTTTGGATTCTTACAGCTGCAGACCCCGTCCACCATGGAATGAAGTGGAATTACGGCAAGTCGAAATTCATTCGCATAGATCAATGCTGCTCTGCCGTTTTTTGATAGAGCCATCTATCCACTTCCTTTCTTTAAAAATGAGAGGGGCTTTCGACACCCCTCTCAAATGATTATTCTTAGAACGGGCTATCCTCATCATCTGCTGGGACCGTTTCCGCAATGTATTCTGTTACGTTCTTCTGATTGCTCTGAATCGTTGTTTTAATGTTCTTCACTACCTCCAATACCGCTCGCTCGGTTTCTGGAGCGAAACGCTCTGCCACGGTGAATACAGGAAGGCTGTAGGTGATCGATTGATTCGCTTTGCTTTGCTGCTTCGTCAACGTAATCTTGATCACAGCTGACGAGGTGCGTTTTCCCTGAGACAAAAACGCCAGGGAAACAAAGTTACTGAAAGGTCGAATTGCTGAAGGGGGTAAATTTAATCGTATTGGCAGCGTTGATCCAGACTGCAACAGATACAACACATGGCTGTTTTTACATGCTTTGCCGATCCCGCCTTCTCCTGATCCAAATTGATTCAAGGGACATTCAGCACAATTTCCACCTGGTTCACCAATGCCAGTTTTCCCGTCAACGGAGCTGCAAATCGGGTTAATATCACCTTCGAGCCAATAACCATTTGCTGGATGATGATGTACAATGACACCGGAGAGCTCGGGAGAATAATTAGGCTTACTCGGATCATCCGGATTCGGGATCTCGAATTGAGTCATTCCACCAGAGGGAATTTTAACTCTGGGATACACCATAGAAAGTCCATCGGTCTCTTCTGCCATTTCCTCGGCAGTAAGCATCAGATCAGGATCATCGATAGTAACGGTGGTAGCTAGAGCAAATTTATTTGTAGACATGTTTTTCATCCTTTCCTATTTTGTGGCTTTTCTCATGCCAATGGATTTCACGACAAAGGTAGTAACTAGTTTTCCAATCCACTCCGGTAAGTTTCCGGCTTCATCGGCTTGCTCTTTGACGAAAGCTGTTAAGGTTTGAGCGTTGATGGTGGGTTTGACGATATCGCCGAAGCCTTTACGCTTTAAAGCTTTGATCAGCGATTCGCGATTAGCCACAGGACAGTTTGCGGTGATCTTTGTTGAATAAATGAACTTTGTGCCATCTACAGCAAATTCGCTTGTTTCGCTGGTTTCCATTTCAGTAACAAGCTTTTCTTCAAGCTCTTTTTCCTTTCGTTTAAGCTCTTCAGCGAACGCATCGGCTTCAAGTCGGGCATCTTTGGCAGCACGATATTCTTTGGCTAAATCAAACAGTGTCATAGTATTCCTCCTTTTATTTGAACAGTGATCTCCAGTCATCAATGATTTTGGCCGAGAGATCTCTTTTTTCTTGAACGGTTTCTAAGACGATTTCATCAATGGTCTTACTAGCTAACAGGTGTATTGCAGTGCAAGCATTTCTCTGCCCGGTTCGGTGGATACGAGCCTTCGCTTGCTCATAGTTTCCATAGTTGTAATCTAAGCTATAGAATATGCAAGTGTCTGCAGCGTGAAGTGTGATGCCAAGTCCGGCTGTCGCTGTCTGAGCAATGAACAGCTTCACATTTGGATCGGTTTGAAAGTCCTCGACAGCTTTCCCTCGCATCGATTGTGGTGTCGCTCCTTGGATTCGGCGAACTCCATCCTCGCCAACGAGCTTTACGCATATTCCGTTGATTGCTTCGAGCTCGGCCACGAAGCGAGCGAAGATTACGACATTTTTATCCTGGTATATGAGGTCTTCCAAAGTGTCCTC